GTTTCTATGGGTAAAGGTGGACTTAAAGTTATCTTAGCTATTGGAACACTTATAGTTGGAATTATAGGTTATTTTAACTGGAAATAAACATATGGAGTGTGAGTATGGCAAGATGGTTTGCGTTCGCGTTCACAATGTTAGGTACATGGATTCTAACCAACACAAACACTGAGTATTTTTCACTAGGTTGGGGAATATCAGCAATATCAACATTAGCATGGGCATATTTTGCCTACAAAGATAAAGACATTCCTCGAGGATTAATGGAACTATGTTTTGTTATCTTATGCATTAGAGGAGTTATCAATTTTTATTAAATGGCTAAAAAGAAAAATAGTTTGCTTTCAAAAGAAGAACACGAAAGCAGATCTAGATTTAAAAAAACAAGTATTTCGACTAATCCGTCCAGGATTAAATGGTCATCAATGAATAAATCAAAAAGAAGACAACACAAAAAATGAAAATATCCGACAACACATCCGTAGCGATGCCAATGCGTAATTTAATTAGCATTGTTATTGCAGTAGCAGTAGGCGTTTGGGCTTACTTCGGTATTATTGAAAGAATAAATAAATTAGAGACAAACAAACATTTAATGTTATCTGATTTAGAAAAAAATACAGAATTTAGAATTAAATGGCCAAGAGGTGAAATGGGTTCACTTCCAGCCGATAGCGAGCAATTCATGCTTATTGAGGATCTTTACAAATCTGTAGAAAAGTTAGTAGAGAATCAAGAAATGAATATGACAAATAAAGTTAATATTGAATTTATATCAAAACAATTAGAAAAAGCTTTAGAAGACATTGAGCAGCTAAAAGATAAAGCAAGAGATATGCATTATAAAAATGGAAATGGAAGTTAAATGATTGAGACAGTTATTGCATTACTAATGATTGTAAACAATGAGATTCAAGAACATAGAATACAGGAATCAATGTCAATATGTTTAAAAGGAAAAAGAATTGCAGAACGACAATTAAAAAGTAACAGTAATGTTAGATACGAATGTTTAAAATCTAAAGCAGAAATTGAAATATACTTAGACAAAAAACATATTAAAAAACTTATTTTAAAATAGGAGTAAAAAAAATGACTTATAGCACAATAGGTGCATTATTTAATAACGACATATCAGTATTAAATTTAATAATACTTTGCGTTATTGTTGTTAAAGTTTGGAATGTAAAATGTAAATGTAAAGGTGGTAATTGTGGCCAAAAGTAAATTTTGTAAAAAATGTCATCACCCATGTCATTGCGGAGAAGACAAAGATCTTCACGCCGACGAATATGGAGTGTGTACTTGTGAGGAATGTAAATGTGGTTAAATATTGCAGCTAAACTAGTACCTGGAATTATTAAAACAGGAATGTCAATTGCTTCTAATCGAAGAAGAACTAAAGAATTAGAATCAGTTGCAGAAATGAAACACGCAGAACGAATGGCTTCTGGTGAAATAGAATATCAAAAAGCAGTTATTGCAAACAATCAACAAGGATGGAAAGACGAATTTGTTTTGATTCTTGTGTCGGCTCCTGTGATGATCTTAATTTGGTCTATATTTAGTGAAGACCCAGAGATTATGTCAAAAGTCGATATGTTTTTTGATAAATTTAATAATATGCCTTTTTGGTATCAAGCACTTTTTATTGGAGTAGTTAGTGCAATTTATGGTCTTAAAGGTGCAGACATAATGAAGAAAAAATAATGAAGAAAAAAGAAAAGCAAACAGTATTATGGACCATCTACCATACCGTTTTAGCAGTAGAATTAGCCATAATAATAGCAATCGAACTTTACGAACAAATACAAAGGAGCGGAATATGAGTATATGGGAAAGAGTATGGATTTGGTGGGATAAAACTCTCACTAAAAAAGGAAAAATGGCTGTAGCATTTTGTGCAGCAGTAGTAATCTTAACGATTTGGAATTGGATATTTTAAATGGACGTTAAATATATTGTGGTACATTGTTCAGCAACACGACCATCACAAGACATTGGTGCAAGAACTATTAATGCTTGGCATAAAGAACGTGGATTTGATAAAATAGGTTATCACTATGTTATTAAAAGAAACGGCAGTGTAGAATTAGGTCGTGATGAACAAACTCAAGGCGCACATGCTTTGGGTTACAACCACAATAGTCTTGGTGTTTGTTTAGTAGGCGGAGCACAAGAAGATGATCATACTAAAGCTGAAAATAATTTCACAGACGATCAATGGAATAGTTTTGGTTACCTAATAGATCAACTAGAAGAAAAATATTTGGGAGTTAAAATTATTGGACATAACGAAATAAGTAAAAAAGAATGTCCAGCATTCGACGTACAGGAGTGGAATAATGAGCGAATCAGAAAAGACGAAAAGTAAAGCCCAAGAAATAACAACATTATTAATTAATCAAGCACATCAAAAGTTATCAAGTGGAGTAGAATTATCAGCAAGTGATTTAAAGGTTTGTTTAGATATTTCTAAAGCTTATGGCATTGAAGAAAAAGAAAAACCTACAAACATAATTGAAAATTTACCATTTGATGAATTAGAAAAGGACCAAAATGAAGAAGAGAAACTATAAGCAAGAATATCTTACATACGGTTCTACAACTAAAGCAAAAAAAGATAGAGCTTCTAGAAACAAAGTTAGAAGAGCTTTAACTAGAACAGGAAGAGTATCTAAAGGTGACGGTAGAGATATTGATCATCGTGATGGTAACCCAAGAAATAATTCTCGAAGAAATTTAAGAGTTATGTCTAGAAGTAGAAACAGAGCTAAGCACTAATGGACCCAAGATTAAAAGATTTTAAAAATTTTTTGTATCTAACATGGAACCATCTTAATTTACCTGAACCCACACCTATTCAATATGATATTGCGGACTTCTTACAACATGGTCCTAAAAGATTAGTTATTGAAGCCTTTCGTGGTGTAGGTAAATCGTGGATTACATCTGCTTTTGTATGTCATCAATTATTATTAGATCCACAAAAGAATATATTAGTTGTTTCAGCATCTAAAAGTAGATCTGATGATTTCTCAACGTTTACACAAAGACTTATAAGTGAAATGGACATATTAGAACATTTACAACCGAGAAATGATCAAAGACACTCTAAAATTAGTTTCGATGTAGGACCTGCAAGAGCATCTCATGCTCCTTCAGTTAAATCTTTAGGTGTTACATCACAATTAACAGGATCACGTGCTGATCTTATTGTTGCAGATGACGTAGAATCAGCAAATAATAGTCAAACACAATTAATGAGAGACAGATTAAGTGAAACTGTAAAAGAATTTGATGCAATTATAAAACCAGAAGTAGGTAGAATTGTATTTCTAGGAACACCACAAACAGAATTTAGTTTATATAATAACTTAGAAGAACGTGGCTTTAAAACACGTATATGGCCAGCTAGACTTCCTAATGATCAGCAAAGAACTAGTTACGGAAACAAGTTATCTCCTAAGTTAATAAAGACAAAAGGTAAACCAGGCGATCCAGTAGACGCAAAACGTTTCGATGAAACAGATTTATTAGAACGTGAAGCATCTTATGGTCGTTCAGGCTTTGCATTACAGTTTATGTTGGACACAACTCTATCTGATATGGATAGATATCCACTTAAACTAAATGATCTTATAGTTTTGTCCGGTTGTAGTAGTTGGAAAGAAGCTCCAGTGAAAGTATTATGGGCGAGTGGACAAGATAACATTAAAAGTTTAGATCCCGATATTCCTAACGTAGGCTTAAAAGGAGATTACTATACATCTCCAATGCATGTGAGTGATGAATATAAGGAATTCGAAGGATCTGTGCTTGCCATCGACCCAAGTGGACGTGGTGCTGACAAAACGGCATATACAGTAGTTAAAATGCTACACGGATGCTTATATATTACAGACTTCGGCGCCCTCGATGGCGGGTATGATGAGGTTACACTCAAAAGAATTGTATCTGCAGCTAAGAAACAAAATGTAAATCAAATAGTTGTAGAAAGTAACTTTGGAGATGGTATGTTTCTTCAGATATTGCAACCAGTATTACAAAAGTATTATCCTTGTAGTGTAGAAGAAGTAAGACACAATGTTCAAAAAGAGAAAAGAATTATAGATACATTGGAACCAGTCATGAATCAACACAGACTTATTGTTGATGACAAACTAATACGTAATGATTTTAATAATCACGAACAAGATCATAGATTATTCTTTCAGATGTCTAGATTAACACGTGACAAAGGGTCATTGAGACATGATGACTTACTAGATTGTTTAAGTATGGCTGTGAACTATTGGACAACAGTAATGGATGTAGATCAAGATCAAGCTGGAGTCGAACATAGAGAATCAATGTTACAAAAAGATTTAGACAGATTCATGGAGAATGCCACAGGTAGACCTCAACGTCGCGCAAATTGGATAGGTTAGGCCTCACCAGAGCGCGTGTGGTAGCCTTTTATCTAGTCCTGAGTATGTTTATATACTAGGAAATTGGTACACGTATCGGTATGGCCCTTGTGTATGTCATGGATAGTAACAACGAGATAGATTAATTGGAGCCTCTATTAGAGAAGGGCTCTTATGGTCTCTCTCCCAATAGGAGCTCTTCGCAACATTATGAAATATCCAAAAGTCACTAAGCAGATCTTGAAGGCTGATTATGTACAAGTAACATGGTCAGACATCAACAGCGACTCTTCTTGGAAGACACTCAAGGACGCAATGAACAGTAAGGTAACAATATGTATCAGTACTGGTTGGTTGATTAGACATGACAAAGACGTACATGTCATAGTGTCCGATGTAAACTTTAATGACGATGGGACACTTGGAGACGT